ATAATATGTACCACCTTGTAAATAATTATTATTAATATTATAATATTTTCTATTATTTAATATAATAAATTTATTATTAGAATATTTAGGATTATTTGTATATGTATTAAAAGTTTTTTTTTTTTTATTTTTACTAATAAAATAATTATATCTCATCTATTATTTAATAACAGAATATTTCGCATTTTTGAATATTTTTGAAATTTTATTTTTTTTAATTATTTTATTATAATTTTTATTAGAATAATAAAATAACATTCCTTTATTAAAAAAATTATTTTTTAATATTATTAATTCTTTATTAAGATCATTAATAGTAATATTTTTAAAAATATTTAATATTTTTTTATAATTTATTATATTTTGTTTATATAATAAATTATTTTCATATTGTTGATATGAAAAAATACTATTTTTATTTATTTCATTTATATTTATTATTTTTTTTTTATAAATGCTTTTAAAATTTTTTAAATCTTTTTTGGATAAATTATCAATTAATAATAACAAATTTGTAATAAATAATGGCAATTTTGTTTCAATACAATTACTATAAATTGTACATGTAGTATTTTTAGAATTATATTCATCTATATCAATATTAAAACTAATATTATAAACTAAACCTAATTTTGTTCTCATTTTATACATTAATGGACCTTCATATGTAGATAATAACTGAGTTATATAATGTAATATGCACCATCTTTTACTATATATTTTAATATTATCATAATAAGTAAATACTATATTACTATTATTATATAAATCTTTATTTTCATTAAAAATATTAATTATTCTTAATTTATTATTTTTTTTAAATAGTAAAGGATATTTAATTTTCTTTATATTTTTCTTTTTATTTTTATCTTTAAAATTAAAATATTTTTTTACTAAATTATTTATATGTTTTGTATATTTTTTATTAAAACTAATTGTTAAAACCATATTTTTAAATATAAAATATTCATAAAAAAATTTATATATTTTTTTTTTATCAAATGTATTTATTAATTTTATATCTTCACAAAAATCATATATTTTATAATTTTTTTTAAATAAATATTTATTCATTTTTTGATAAAATATATAACTATCTTTTTTTATAAAATTATTTATTAATTCATTAATTACTGCATCTTTTTCTTGTGAAAATATATTATCATCTATATAAAAATCCTTAAATGTATTAGATAAAATATCCATAAACATTTCAATATTCAAATATAATCCATATATATATATATCAAATATATAATCAGTAACACTAGCGTTTGACGAAGCACCTACATTTGATAATTTTTCCTTTATAATTTTATAATTTTTATATTTTTTTGAAGTAAAATGTCCCAATAAATGTTCAATATAATGTGTTATACCATGTGTTTTATTATTTTCATGATTTTGTCCTAATAAAATTGATAACTTAATATTAACTAATTTAGTATCATCTAATGGTAATAATAATACTCTAATACCATTATCTAATCTAAATATTTTTTTGGATTTTAAATCCATTATATATATATATATATATATAATAAAAAAAATAATATAGATAATAAATAATTAATATATAAAATAATTTAATTTATTTTTTTGTTAGTTTCTTTTTTGGAGGAGCAGGAACAGATTTTTTAACAGGTGGTGGTTGTTGAATAACTTCTTCTTCTTCTTCTTCTTCTTCTTCATCTTCTTCTTCATCTGACACTTTTGCTGTTTCCACTTGTTTGTCATCAGTTTCTTCTTCTTCTTCTTCTTCAGAAGGAACTTGTCTAGCAACATTTTTTTTATTATTTTTAATATTAATATCCGGTACGATTTCTTCTTCATCTTCTTCTTCATCTTCTTCACTATCTAATACAAAATTAACTTTTACATTTTGAGCAATTTGGAATTTACCAGAACAAACCTTCCATGAACATCCATATTTACCACCTGCTAACCAAATTCCTGTTAATTGAACAATAAGAATAGACCTGGCACCTTTTAGATTTTTAAAAATTTCAAGAAAATCTAATTCATTATTATCCATATCTACACATTCAATTTGTGGATTTTTATTATAATCTACAGCAATTTTTGCTTTAAATGTAGGTGGATATTTTCCTAATTCTTTACCAGTATTTTTATCTTTATCTACTTTAACAATTGGACTAAATAGTTTTTTAACAAAAAGTTTATTACCATCAAAATCATCCTTAAACCATGCTTGACGATTTTCAAAAGCATCATCGATAATTTTTTGTTCAATTTCTTTAAGTTTATCACAAAATGTTTTAATTTTAGGATTTTCATCAATTCCTCTAAATGAAACATCAAGCGATGAACCAGGAATAAATTTTTCTGAAGGTTCGTTATTGTCTTTTTCTGAATAAGGCGGACTAATACCATAAGGTAAATATAGTGACGGTGTTTGAATAGTTAGTTTTTCAGAACCATAATTAACATAAATTTGTTTAGATCCGGATTTCATAGTTTTAACTTCGGAATATTTAAGTTTATTAACATCAATTTGTTTGGGAAGTAGTACGCTCATTTTATATTATATGTAATTTTCTTCTTATATATTTTTAAAATAAATAATCATTTTTTTTTATTTTTAAGCATCATATAATATAAAATTATATAAAATAAACTTAACAATAATAATATTAATCCAAAAAATTTAATATAAACTAATAAACACATTTATTTTTATTTATCTATTATAATTTTATAATTTTATTCTATTGCAAATAAAATTATAAAATTATAAAAAAATATTATAAAAAATACAATTAATAATACAATAGCAACATGTAGCATATATATTAAAAATTGTTGAATAGTATTAGCAGGATTACCATTATTAAGTATTAAAACAAATATTGAACCAAATATAGATAAATAAACAAATGGTTCAAATTTATTAATAAGACTTTTAGTAAAATTATTTTTATTTGTATATTTTTTTATTTTTCCAAAAATAATTCCATGTATTATAAAAAATAAAGCAACATAAAATCCTATTGATATTAAATATAATGTTAATATCAATAAAGTTTTATATTTTATCATATGTGATAATATATTTAATTTAAAAAGTAAAGTATATATACACATAATTACTATGCAACAAATTATAAATGCTATTAGTCCATATAATAAAAGACGTTGAAAGTAATTCATATTAAATAATATTCTTTAATATTTAATAATATAAAAATTAAATAAATATTGAAATAATAATTATTGATATTATTAAAACTGTTATTAATAATTTAATAAAAAATTCCATAAATCTTAATAAACCAATATCTTCAAAATAGTTTAAAAATTTATTATTTTTTCCAGTAATTGTACTAGAAAATGGATTATAAACTGCTATATAAAATGGTATCCCTAATAAAATTAATATAATTATTATTAAAAATATTATATATATTATACAATCTCTCTTATAATTAGTATCCATTTATTAATAATACTATATATATTTTAAATTTAATAATATATTATTTATAAATAGAGATATAAATAATGGATATTTTAAAAATATTAAATGCGTTACATATAAAATTATTTAACGATATTCAATCTTGGTCATATACAAATAATGTTATAGTAAATGCTAGTGGTTTTACTATTGGTTATGCTACTTTTTATTTTATAAGTCAAACTTTAGCATTATTAAGTCCTTTTTTAAAAATAATAAAAAATAATATTATTAGTTTTGCAAAAAATATAGGTATTAATAAAATAAAATTTATTTATATATTTATATATCCAATATTTACGTTTATACAATTATCATTTGTATGGTTAATAACATTATTTTTTACATTTATATTTTTAGAATATGTAATAAATATTAAAATATTAGGTTTAAAAAGTAATATAAAAGATAATGAGAAAAAAGATTTTATAGTATCAAAAACTGAAGCAAAAAATAAAGACTCTATATTAGAAAATAAAAATAAAATAATAAATAAAGAAGAAAAAGAAAAAATAATTGGTGAAAAAATAATTAAATCAGAAGAAGACACATTAAATAAATTAATAAATGAAAATAATGAATTCAATAATGAAAATATTAATTTTTTAAAAGATAAAGAAAATAAATTAGAATATGTTAAAATGATTGATAGTATTATGTAATATTTTATTTTTTTTTATTGTATTCAATATGTAATTCTATTAAACTTTTAATATTGTCTGGTATATCTTTATATTTTATATAAATAGAATTAACATCAGTTTTATCAGTTTTTTCAATAATTGGATTATATACTATATAATTTTCTTCTATTTCTTTATTAAATATAAATAATGGTCTTTCATACATATTTTTTGTACATTGAATAAATGTTGATGATAATCGTAAATCATCTAAATCATTTCTTTTATCTGTTTCTTTAGTTGTACCATACTTAGTTCTATGAATTAACAGTATTGATATATTAAATATATCAGATATAACTTTTAAAGTTATATCATTTGGGTATAGATTTTTTTTTTTTATTACTTCATCTAATATATTTTTAATTTTATCTTTAGTATATTTATTAAAATAATCTTGATTAAATTTTTTAATAGTAATTTTAGATTTAATATTTAAAATATCTAACCATGAATTAAAAAATGAAGGATCTTCAAATAATATATTATTACTATTTTTATCAAATATTAATTTAATATAATAATTATTTACTATATCCCTTATTTCATCGTATGTGATATATATTTTTAAATATTTAGATAACCAATCTACAAATTCAATAAATACTGATAAATTATAATTACTTTTTATTATAACCATATTATGCCATTTCGCCTTTTTACGAGACAACCATTTCGTTTTCATTAATTCGTAACTACCATTAAAAATAGATGGTAATTTAATATTATTTATTTTATTATTACTAATTGTTAAATCTTTTTCATTATAATCTGTAATTAAATTATTAGAATTAGGCATATACATATGATAATTTAATAATAAATAAGGTATTTCATATTTACCTTTAATATAGAAAGCATTTTGTGAAAATAATAATTCATTTTTATTTTCTTTAATTATTGAACTCATAAAATCATATTTATAATTTAATATAATATTATTAATCCATTTTATAATATTATTAATAGGTTCTGATGTATTTAAAGGTAATTCTTCTAATATAATTTTAATAATATTATTATTATTATATGATTTAAAATATTTATTATATATTTTATTAATTATATCAATTTTATTTTTATTATTATATTCTTTTTTAAATGTTTCATCTGTATATTTTTTAACCAATACATTTGCTATTATTTTTTGTAAATTAAACCATTTATATGATAAATTATTCTCGTATTCAATATATTTATAAAAATCATTTTTAATATTTGTATGTATTATATCACTATTATTCAATTTTAATTCTGGAATTATTAATTCACTATCTATATATTTTTCATTTATATTATAATTACCTATATGATATTTTATATTTAAACTATCACATTTATCTGTAAATAGTTTATAATTATTTTTATTTATAAGGTTTAATGTAAATTTTTTATTAACAATATCATCGTAAAAATATATGTGTTTTATATTAATATCCTTAATAAATTTTGTTAACAAAGTTATACTTATTTTATTAAAATTTAATAATATATTATTTTCCGTTAATACAAAATTAATTGTTAAATCATTATTTATTAATAATGTATTAATATTAAATTTATAAATATCAGCCCCTTTTGTATTTATCCATTGATTTAATGTATAAATATTTTGATATATTTCCAATATATTATTATATTTAATATTATATTTTGAACATTCTGTTATTATATTTTTTATATTTGGATAATCATTTAAATAAAAATTTTTTGTCTCCAATTCTTTATTTTTTAATTTTAATGGTTCGTAATATATCCCTTCTTTTAATACCATTATCATTTCTGGATTTAATTCTAAACTTGTTAATAAATCATTATAAGAAGAATATAAAGGACATTTTATTTTTATATCATTATTATCATTTTCCCATACTATTAATAATTTATCATATAAAGTTGCTATTAATGAATATAAATAATATACAGATTTATCATTTGGATAATCATCAGATAATAAAAAATTTATAAACTTTTTATAAGATGTATATATATTTAACATTCTTGACAAAGATAATTTATTTTTACTATCATATTTTAAAATTGAATTATATAAACTAAATATTTTTGTATCTTTATTAAATTGTTTAATCAATTTACTATTATTTTCTGGTATTATTTCTCTAATATTCATAAATGCTTTACATATTTCACCATCATCTAATGATAAATATGTAATTATATCTAATTTAGAAATAATATCATTTATAAGTTTTTTTTTTGAATTAAAATCCAAAAGATATGTTATACAATTTATTATACTATCAGTTTTTATTTTTTTATATTTAATATTTTTACCATCATATTTATGTAATATTCCTTTTCTAACAAAACATTTTTGTGTTTTGTTAATCATTTTGGAACATATATCATATGATATATCTTTTAATAATATATTATGTAATTTTTCAGGTATAGAACCTAATCTATTTATTTCTATTGGTGCACTTTGATTCATTAAATAATAATTTTTATCTTTAATTCTTTCTTTATCTTTAATGCTTTCTTTATCTTTAATGCTTTCCTTATCTTTAATGCTTTCTTTATCTTTTTTTTCTGTATCCTCTATTTCTAAATCTAAATCATCATTTAATATTTTACATTTATCTAATTTTTCTTTTGTTTGTTGTATTTTTCCACAACAAGGTGCACACATACCTTTATCATTCGGTTTAATTAATTTTATATATCTTTTTTTATTTTTATCTTTACCCCAAAATAATTGCATAGGATCTTCCCCTTCTAATGGACATTCCCATTTTTCATCTTCTACATTTAATGGTATTTTACTAATAGGACACCATAATCGCGGACATATATAATAATTTAATTTAGAAGAATTACTTCCATATTCTAATATATTATCATAATGTTGTAATTTATTTTTTTCTAAATTTTCCTTTTCCTCTTTTGTTAATACTACTGGTTGAAAATCAGATTGACATTTATCACGAGCATAATTATCAACCAATAAATCCTTATCAACCTTTTCTATTAATTTTACAAAATAACTATGTTTTTCCTTACCTAATGCACCCCCCAATAATTCATCATCATCATCAAAATCATCCCCAATATCATAATCTAATTCTCCTAATTGATCTTCGTCATCTTCATCGTCTTTATCTTCATTAATATCATCTAATACTATATCAATAACCTTTAATGGTGGTATTGGTGTAGATATAGTTTTTTTTATATCCTTCTTAATAATTTTTCTTGAAGATGAAATTATATTACATAACCAATATAATAAATAATTTAATTCTTTATAATTCGCCGAATTTGTTATTTCAAGATCAAATCCTTGATTAGATTTTGTGATTATTATAATTGTTCCATTATCTTTTATATTTTTTGTTTCTACAACATTTAATTCTGTATTATCTATTACATTATCTACTTCATTTTTAGCATTTTCATAAAATCCTAAATTAATTAATTCATTAACAATATCTTCTCTACTTATTCCAAGATTATATCGTGATAATATATATTCATTTATATTTATATTATCATTATATTTTGTAGATCTTTTATATATACATATTAATTGTTGTTTATCTTTTGTATTATTTACTTTTACAGTAAATATATCTATAAATTTACTAATTTTACTTGTTAAAGTATTTAATGTAGTATTATCTATTGTAAATGATGTATTTAATTTTAAAGATTCTTCTTTCATTTTAATAGTTTCTTTAATATATTTTTTTAGATATTTTTGTAATTCATTTCTTGATTTTGTTATTTTTTCCCAATTTATATTTTTACGAATATCTAATATATATGAAAATAGTATATCTCCTAAATTTGAAATTGTTATTTTACAATAACATCCTTTTGTTATTATATAATATAAATTTATACAATTTATTTTTGTTATTTTATCTATATTACACCAATTAAATAATTGTTCTTTTTTAATATAATGATTTTTTTGAATTTTATATAATATTTTTGAATTATCATTTACCCATTGTATTAATGCTAAATTTTTTTTTGTATGAATATTTATAAATAAATCAGATAATACTATTTTTTTTGATAATTTATAATATAAATCTACTCTATGAAATTTTTCATTATTTTTTTTTATAAATTTTGTATCTTGCTTATTTAATTCATATAATTTATTATCCCTATTTATATAATTTATATATGTTGGTATTTTTTTTTTAACAAAATAATATTTATTATCTTTTAAATCATTTTATTTATCATTATCAAATACTATATTTATTTTTGATAAATTAAATAAACTATTTGTATTAAAAATATATGTTATACTCTCATTTAAAAAACTAGAATTTCTATCTACTGATAAAAAGGGGTTTATATTATAACCATCCCAATGTTTTTTTTTTATTTTATGTGATAAAGATGTTTTACCCCAACAATAAAATAAATTTTTAGCACTCTTATCAATATTATTTATATATAATCCTATTTTATTTAATGCATCATCTATATTATCATCTATATATATATATTCTTTTATTAATATAGTATCCTTATCTATATTGTCTTGTAATTCATCTTTATCAAATATATATTTTTGATATTTATTTTTAGAATACCATCTATAGACTGTAATTTGTTTATATGGTTTCATTATTATCTATATATAAAATAATTTTATTTTTTTCGTTTTATAAAGTAAGTAATTAAATGGCTTCTACTAATTTGTATAATATTAATTTAGAATTAAATAAAGCTATTACATTTTTATCTAATTTTAAAAATAATCAAAATAAATTTACAAATATATGGAATAATGATATTGAAAATATAGATAATTATAATAATATATCTAAAACACTGCCTTTTTTTTGGTTAAATAATAATATTTATAAAATTAATATACCATATTCATTTATTTTATTAAAAAATATACCATGGTATTTTGATTTTGAATTATATAGTGATATTAATAATGATAAAAATCTATGGAGTAATTTTAATGAATGGAATAATAGTAATAATTTACATTATATCGCTAATGAAAATAAATTAATAGAATATATTCCAAGAGGATATTTAATACCTCCTATTGATAAAAAAATATTAAATATTAAATTTATAAAAGATACTGAATCAACTGATAATGATATTAGTTATAGTCCGGAATATGAAACAACTATTACACCAGAGGATGAAGAAGAAAAATCTGATAATAAAAATTGGCAGGAAAAAATTATTAAAATAGCAGTATGGAGTATAGTAATAATAATAATAGTTATTATATTTGTATATATATTTATTAATTATACAAATAAATCTAATGATCCAATTATTTTAAATGATAATAATTTTATATCTTAATTAAATAATAAGAATATAATGAATTATACTCTTAATAGTAATAATCTTGAAAATAATAATCTTGAAAAAAAAAATAATACTGAAAGTAATAATAATAAATATTTCTCAATATTTCTATCTACTTTTATTATTATATGGGTTACCTCTGGTATATTAGGATTTTTAATGTCTTTAATTTGTTTATATTATTCTGGTAATACATTATATAAAATATTAGGTTTATTAATTGCTTCATTACTATTTGGACCATTATATTGGTTATATTATATTAATATTGATAATTATTGTATGGTAAAACCGTTAAAAAGATTTAGTAAAAAATAATAATATTATTATTATTAAATAGAGTATATTTATTATAATGAGTGGTTCTTCCACTTATAAAAAATTAATTGAAAATATTAAAATTTTAATTAAAAATGTACAAAAAGACACACCTTTTCATAAAATATTAAAGGCGAATGTTCATATATTTAATGAAGATTTAAAAATTAAAAATATTATATTACAATATTTATTAAAAATATTATTATGTTTTATTATTTTGATTTTACCAATTATATTTGTTATTTATTTATTTATTATTATTACTAATATTTCTTCTAAAAATAAAACATATTATTGGATTAATTATAAATATAATTATTATAACACCAATAATGATTATATGAATGATTTATATAATATTAAAAATATTTTTGTATTTACAAAAAAATTAACAATATTCCTAATATCGTCTATATTATTTATTAGTTTATATATGTTAATATTATTTAAATATAAAGAACTTATGAATAATGAAAATTTTAAAAAAATAATAAATTATAATTTACCATTTTTTGGTATTATATTTATTGTTATTATTTTTTATATGATATTAAATATAAATAGTTATAAAAATATATATAATAATTTAAATGATATAAATAACTATTATATAAATTATTTAAATAAAGATTATATTAAAAATTCTTGTGACTTTTTAGATGATAATAATACACTTAATTCTTTATGTAATATAAAAACACGTCCAACAAATGAAACATTACGCGGCGAAATTAATAAAACTTTTAGTAATTTTAAAGCTAAATTAGATAAAAATGATTCTAGTATTTATGAAAATTTAGAAAATATTGATTTTAATAATGATTATTCAGATAAACATAATATACAGTTTTGTATTAAAATATTATCAACATTAATAACACACGAGTGGTTAACATTTTTATATAATAATAAATTTACTAAAAAACATAATTATAATAAAATGTGTAGCGAATTATCAATGGATACAATAATAAATTCTAAGATATATAATATATATTATTGTTATCCAGAAAATATCAAATTTCCTTTTTCTATAGATCATTTAGATACAGTATTAGTAAATATAAAAGAGAACCATTTTAATATATATATGGCTATTTATAATAGATATTTAGATATTAATAATAAAATAGCAAATATTATTACTAAAATAAAAAAAAATAACGTTAGTGAAACAAATATTATTATATTATTATTTATAATATTTATTATATATATAATAGGTCTTTTTTTTATTTAAAAGAGTTTTATTTTTATTTTAAATATATTAATAATTATTAAGTAATATATTTTAAATAAACAAATATGGACGTGCCATCCACCATAATAGCAAAATCCAATACTGCAAAATCCAATACTAACTTAGAAAAATCATGGTTACCACCTGGATATACACGTAAAGAACAAGATTCCTCCCCCCCGCATTTATATAAAGAACCCATTAGCTCCAAAGAAAAAAAACCAAATGAAAGTCCCGTAATGCAAAAAGAAAGCTTTTCAGAAATAGTAGAAGAAGAACCACAACAACCACAACAACCACTACAACCACAACAACAACAACAACAACAACAACAAGAAGAAACAATGGCAGATGAGAAAAAAATAGATGAAACTAAAGAAGACGGAGAAGAAATAAAAAAAATAGAACAACAACCAGAAGAAGCATCTATTGTACAAGAAACAATAGCAGAAAATACAAAGATAGAAGAAGCTAAAGAAGACGGAGGAGAATTAAAAAAATTAGAACAAAAACAAGAAGAACAAATACAAATAGAAGAAACAAAAGATAATAGTAATATAACTTTAAAAGAAAAAATAATTATAAAATTTATATATCATATAATTAAAAAATGTAATTTAAAAGATAAAGAAAAATATAGTGAAAAACTTAGTGAAATTATAAAAAATAATTACATCACACCCATTTCCAGTGACAAAAGCAAAGAAGAAAGAAATGTAGAAGGACAAGGAGAAGGAAAGAGAGAGAAAGAAAGAGAGAGAGAAGGAAAGGGAGAAAGAGAAAGAGAAGGAAATAGAGAAGGAAAGGGAGAAAGAGAGAGAGAGAGAGATAGCGAGAGACAGCGAGAGAGAGCGAGCGAGAGCGAGAGAGAAAAAG